ACCTTGGGCTAAACGTGTACACGGAGTTAAAGGTAGTGATGCGGCACATAAAGCATGTGCGGCTCTAAGCGAAACTGAATATTTTGTTACAGTAGATGCTGACAACATTATTGATCCAAAATTTTTAGAAGTTGAAATAGATTTAGACAAACTAAAACTAACTGAAAAAAATGTGTTCAGCTGGTGCGGAAAAGTTCATGTTAACGGATTGATGTACGGCAATGGTGGTTTAAAACTATGGACTCGTGAGTTTGTAAACAATATGCGAACACATGAAAATAGCGATCCTACTGATGTTAAAGGATTAGTTGAGTTTTGTTTTGACGATTTATATATTCAGTTTAATGAAAACTACAGCGAGAGTTTTACTAACTCTACACCATTCCAATCATGGAGAGCAGGATTCCGCGAAGGTGTAAAAATGTGTTTGTTACAAGGAGCCAAAGCATCTCATTTAAAAGATATTTGGTGGCAGAATTATCATCGATTATTAATTTGGTGCAACATAGGATCCGACGTAAAAAACGGATTATGGAGCATGTACGGTGCTAGAGAAGGATGCTACCGTACTATGTGTACTGATTGGGATTATGCCAATGTTCGTGATTTTGATTGGTTAACTAACGAGTGGGAAAATCATTATAGCAAAATTACTGAAGAAATGTTGCCTTATGAGATTATGGGTATAGGTGAAACTTTAAAACATGAGTACGATTTAGAAATGGCTGACTTATCTGCTGACGGCAGTAAATTTTTTAAATCAGTATACAGTAATGTTCCAAGAAATTTAAGAAGACTCTAATGTACGATATTATTTTTATTTCATATAATGAACCAGATGCAGATGATAATTTTGCTAGGTTACAAGAACGGTTTCCTCTAGCAAAGCGTGTGCATGGGGTTAAGGGAATACATCAAGCGCATATAGCGGCAGCTAAAAAATGCTTTACTAAAATGTTTTGGGTAGTTGATGCAGACGCGGTCGTACTAAATTCTTTTAAATTTGATCACGAAGTACCAGCCTGGGAAATGGATGCTGTACATGTCTGGCACAGTATTAATCCTATTAATAGTTTGAGTTATGGATACGGTGGCGTAAAACTATTACCTAAAAAACTAACATTAAAAATGAATGTTAATAATCCAGACATGACTACGAGTATCAGTAAGAAATTTAAAGTAATGAAAGAAGTTAGCAATATTACTGCGTTCAATACTGATGAATTTACCACGTGGCGCTCAGCTTTTCGCGAGTGCGCAAAACTAGCATCTATTCGAGATTCTGAAGCTATTAACCGTTTAGACACTTGGTGCAATATTGGAAATGGTGACTATGCTATGTATGCTATTGCAGGTGCCATTGCAGGCAGAAAATACGGTGAAAAAAATGCTGGCAATATACCAGCATTAAGTAGAATTAACGATTTTAAATGGTTAGCTGATCAATTCAGTAGTCATCGGAAAGATATCGGAAATGACCTTAGCGCAAGCTAATGCTACTTCTTGATGTTCTTTCTGTGTGCCATTTGCACTACGCAATTCAATAAAGTGTACCCAACTACGTAGGGTACCATTCATATATAAACGACTTACAGTAAGACCTTCGGGTAATACAGCTCGAGCTTGCTCTTTAGCAATACCATTCTTAATAGCCCAAGAGTATTCTTGTTTAACTGCCCATAGTACACGCTTCTGAGCACGTTCCCATTCAATGGCTAATAGACGTTGTGCATCATCTGACTGATCAAACTCTACACTGTTTTGTCTATTTTTAGTGTCTTGGAATCGTGCCTCTCGTAGTACGAACGCATCATCAAGCTCTGCTGTCGGGTCAGCGTAACGTTGGGAAAACTCTTGAAAGGAGAAACTTCTGTGTCTAAGGATTTGTCTAGCAATATCTCTTGTTGTTGTAATCTCGATACAGGCAGATACCATTTCGAGAGGACTCCAATGTTGGTGCTTAATAAGATATCGTATGAGCTTTTCGCTGGTTTCTGTATTAAGCTGATTGCTCGGGTTGCTGACTCTAGCACAGTAGGCAATGAGTTCTTGTGCATCATTGATTCCCATACTAGAGAATTCTTCAGTTGGCTGGCTGTAACTAAGCAATTTAACATTCATTTATAACTTCTTTTTCTTAAGGAATTTTTGAGTACTACGCTCGACATCTCTTCTAACTTTAATTGTATCTAATTTGAAATCTACGTTGTCGACATTATCTTCGTATCCGATAACTAGTTCGGCAAGATTTTTTTCAAAAGCAGGCCACCCGTTGCGTTTGATTTCCGTGGTTATTCTTATTTCCCAAGTCTTGCCATCTTTAAAATTGACCAGAACTGCATATAGATACCTGAGAGGTAACACATTAAGTTTTACCTCACTAAATACTTCTGGCCAATTTTTTATAACATCTTTGGAAAGTGATTTTCCTAGATTGCTCACTTTTTCTTAATCGGCGACAACTCTTCAGCACGACGACGCATAGCGGCAGCTTCTTTAGCTAATTTATCTGCTTGTGAACGATAAAATTTTGCCTCAGCTTCTGGACTATCAAACGTAGTAGGTTGAGTAGGTTGAGCTGATTCAGATTCATTTACACTAGCTGATGTAGTTTTGGAAGCATCATTTTGTGGTGCTGGTTCTGCTTTGGCAGCAACTGCTTTAGCTTCAGCAGAATTTTGTTCATCATATTGAGGTTTGAGCGAAAGGTCATCGACTGATACTCCACGTTGCTCTGCAATAATTTGATTTAACTCGCTTAGTTGAACAGTAACCCCAGGGCTTGGATTCATTTCAATGGAACTAGTTCCCATCTTAAGAAGACGACCATTAGTATGCAACCACTTTAGCATATTATTGCCATCAGTGAATGTTGTGCGCATTAATACGTCGGCAAATTCATATGAGTCTTGACCGGCTTGGCTTTCGACTAGATTAATAATACTATTATGATAACTGTCGTTTAAAGAATCAGTAGGAATAACTAAACAACTACTAGACTCTCCGGGCAATGTGCGATATGCTACTAAACAACGTTGCTTGGTAGATATCACTCGGCCCACATGTTTGAGTTCGGCCATATTATGCTCCTGCAGGTGCGGCTGCTTTTTGTGCTTCTGCTTGTTTAGCTACTGTGCCTAAAAACGATTCTAGCTTAGTATAAGTTTGGCCAACAGCTACCATTTCATTTGGCTTAAATGCACCACGTGAACTAGCAATATCAATAATGATTTTCATTGCATTAAGATCATTAATAGTCAGCTCATTTGAATTTTCACCAGCTTGTGCTTGTGATTGTTCTTGTGTATCTTGTACGGTATCAGTCATAATATCTCCTTTGAATGTACGTATATAATTATCTCTGCTGTAAATGTGGGCAGGCAATTGTGAAGAAACTAAGTTCCTTTTCAGATTCAAAACCGATACGGGTGTTATACACTATTGTATTTGTATTATCTAACATAATACCTTGCCCTACATAATACCTGTTATTTAAATTAGATTTAATCCAGCTGTCAATTTTTTTAACTAGTGTTGGATTGTATCGATCTAAATTGGTATATTTAAAATGAGGGCAGGCAAACTCAACCCTCCTCAGATTAAAATAATTTAAAGGGTTAGGTTTGCCGTTTTTTAAACTCATGCAGTTTCTACCAATGCTTCGTAGTAAGCATGCTCTCCCCATGGAGGCACAATCTTATCATTGCCGTGGATAATGAATACTGTATCACAGTAGTTTTCATCACCCCAGCTACCCCAAGGATAGCCGTCTGTGAACATGATAAACTTTTTAGGTTGAATAGCATGTTCTTTCATGTATTCCCAGTTGGCATCAAACTCTGTACCGCCACCGCCCATAACTTCATACTCATCAAACTCGTCCATTGAGTATCCGTCAAAGTCGGCTTCGTTATAGACCTTAGTATCAAAGCACCAAACTTTAATCTTAAAGTCTTTGTATTCTTGCATAATGCCTTTGATTTCTGACAAGAAGTCTTTAGCCTGCTCATCTCCGATAGAACCAGACATGTCAATAGCAATACAAATGTCAATTGTTTCTTCGTAGTTAGTACCAGGAAGAATTGCACTCATATGCCAGCCCTTACGATTAGGACGCATAAATGTATAATCGTTCTTAATAGTGCTTTGAATTTGCTGACGTAAAATTTCACGCCAGTTCATCTTTGCTTCTGTTAGATCTTTAATCATACGCTGTACGCTTGCAGGAGTATTTCCTGCACCCGCCGCTTGAGCTGCCTGCATTGTAGCTTCGCGAACTTCGTCACGAATCTGCTTCATTTCTTCTTTAGAATACTTTGGCTGTCCGTCTTTTCCTTTAGGGCCAGTCCAATCAATATGATCGTCTAACAATTGGCCAATATCAATTTTATCAGCACTATCGTAAAGTTCGTCGTAGATTTCTTCAGCACCTTTGCCGTAGTATTTAGGATCGTTATAAATGTTAATAGCTGGTGGAACTTCACCGATACGGTCTCTAGTCAACTGTCCGTTCACACAATAGTCAGCGGCGGCATTCCAAATTTTACGATCACGATTTTCGACACGACCCATGTGATCAAACACATTATGTAGGATTTCGTGTGCAATGACAAACTCTACTTGTTTAGTAGTCATTGGCGTAAAAAAGTCACGATTAAAATAAATTGTGCGACCATCTGTAGCCGCAGTCATGCACCAATCAGTTGCCTCTTCAATTTTAAGGCGTGTTGCCATATTACCAAAAAATGGATGACGAAGCAAAAGTCCTACTCGTGCTACAATAATTTTATCAATAATTGGATCTAAATTTGCCATCTCTGCTCCTAAATGTTTACTATGTATATAGTATAACACCACCCGAAGGTGGTGTCAACTAGTGCTAAACCAAATTACTTTTCAGTTGCGGCTGAAATGTACTTGCCAAACTTAGAGTGGAACTCGTCAAAACATTTGATCTCATCTGGATCCAATGGCAATTTGTAAGTGCTCAAAGCCAATTTAGTACCCATAATAACCAATTCTGTTTCGAAGTTATTCATCATAAATTCGAAGAAGTTGTTAACTTGCTCATTCCAGTTTTTAGCATTTTTGTCACATGCATCTTTAAGTTCGTAGCACAACGAAATAGTTAAAGAGTACATGGCGCTAATTTCTTTAGAGTCCATCTTTTTAACTTTGCCACTCAAAATGTCGCTAGGATTAGGCATTTTGCTTGCAATTTTACGATGAGCCATAAAGCTAACAGCAAGTCCTTCACCAACTGAACCTGATACCAAGTCAGTTAATGTATCTGCATCTGTGTCGTCATCAACTAGCAACTCAGAAACAAATGACCAGCTACGTGGAGTAGCAAACGCACGTGAGCTAGACTTTGGATCAAAGTCGTACAAGCTCTTTTTAGAGAAGCTCAAAAAGCCAACTACGTCCTGATGAATCTTATTTTCAACAGCCCACTCAAAGTAGTCTTCCCATTCAACAGTCATTTCCAAGTGAACAAAACGATTAGCCAACGGAGCAGGCATACGGAATGTAACACCCTTGTCAGTTTCACGGTTACCAGCGGCAACCATTACTACGTTATCTGGCAACTTGTAAGTGCCAACACGACGATTCAAAATCAACTGATAAGCGGCCGCTTGTACAGCAGGTGCCGCACTATTCATTTCGTCCATGAACAAAATAATAGTTTTATGTTGTTTTGCCAGCTCAGCATTTGGCAGTTCGCTAGGAGGTGCCCAAACCATTGTGTTGTTGTTGCTATCAAAATATGGAATACCTTTAATATCAGTAGGTTCCCACAAACTCAAACGAACATCAATCACGTGAGCATCAAGCTCAGTGCCAAGTTGTTTGATAATATCTGACTTACCAATTCCTGGAGGACCCCAAAGGAAAATTGGACGCTGATTTTTAAAAGCCTTACGCAAAGACTTTTTAGCGCCTTTAGGGCCTACTGTACGGCTAATGATTTCTGCCATTTGATTTCCAATCTTAGTTAAAAAAGTGTTGTTGAATTAACGCTGTCTATGTATGTATTATATAGGAGTCTGCGTTAGACGTCAACTATTTTTTAAAGATTATTGTCTGTTTTGGCTAAATCTTTTTCACGTTCTGTCATAGCCTTTACTAGTCCAAATTTTCGAATATCGTCGGAAAACAAGTAAAGTTCAAAACTTTTGCGTTCCGAAAATACACTAATACTTTGGTTTGTAAGGTAATATGGACAGTCTATGTATCTTTCCAAAAAGATAATAGTTTGGGGGCTAAGTTCGATCGGCTCTGTAAATGGTACTTCGTACATTTTGATTTCTAGAGTATTAACCAAAAAGTCAAATCCATTTTCACTTAGTCGAAAAGCGTTCGGTTTATTGGTCCTGTTAGATTGCCACCACATTCTATTGTATAACTCGACATTTGCGTCATCTAGACTTTTGCCCCATTCTTTGAGGAATATTCTAGTCAGCGTGTCACGGGCTATCATTTTACAATAGTGCCTTGGGTTAATTTTACAACTTGGAAATCTTCAGTGCCAAAAGTAAGATTCAATTTCTTTGCCAAATTATGTGCATGTCCAGGATTTGAGAAAGACACTTTTTTATATTTAGGTCCAGGGTAAGACGTAAGGCTGTTAAAACTTTTTAAGTTAAAAGGTTCGTTCTTATAGAACACAGCCCAAATTGCTTCGGCTTCTAAAATTTGCTCAGCTTTATAAGTCTTTTTATTAACATTTTCTAATAAGACTGATGGTTTTGGTCTTGACATAATATGCGCACCTTCAATAATGTACGCATATATTTATCTTTACTTGTCAGTAAAACCACCACCATCCATTGTTACAGTTATTGTTTCAGTAGCAGTACTGTTTTTAAGAGTATTGTACATAGATTCATAATCTTGTAATAATTTGTCTTGTATTTCAGTTAACGCTAGATTAAGTAATCGAGCCTGCTGAATTGTAAGTTTAACTTCTTTAGACTGTGATAATTCAGCGGCTCTTAACGAATGTGCAAATTGTGCAATAGGTGTTAGATTAATCTGATTTTGCATTTGCTAGTACCGTTTTCATTTCTAATTCTGATTTAAATGGACCTTTACTTGGATATCGTTCAATTGTAATTGCTTTAGGACAAAATGATTTGACCCAACCTTTGTCAAATTTAATTACATAATATCCTGCACAATATAAACTCTTACTAGCATTACTTTTTGTAAACAAAGGTAATTTACGTCTTACATCATACATTGCATTATATGGTTTACAACTAGTTGGGTAACCGTGGCAATCATGTTCTTCTAATTGTGTAACTTTAATCTTAGTACTAGTTAAGAAAAAGTTTGAACCAAATTGTTTTGTAAGGTCTTGTTTCTTATTAAACATGACTTCGCCATTGGTGCTACTTAAAATAAATTTATTATTTTCTTTTTTGTGTAGGGTGGCAATTTTAGCACCACCTTGTTCAACAATCCAAAACTTGCCATCTACGATTGGTTTTGCGTGTATCTCTGTCATTATTCTTCCTTAAAGTCTACTACATTGCCGTCTGCATCTGCGCAAATAATACGTACAGTTTCGCCGTCTTCGTTTTTAATCTCAATCGGACCCCAGATCCACCATTCGGTATCTCCCTGCATCCAAGGATCGTCTTCGCGCTCTTCTAAATCATAAGGACTATTTTCGTCAAGGAATTCTTGAATCTCTTCTTCCTCTTCTTCTGTAAGTCCTTCAAATTCAACATCATACCAGCAACCGCCGTCGAACATTTCAACTAAATCGACACTTTCAATATTGTTAACTTCGCAGTCTAACATATTGATACTGTCTTTCTTACCATCGCCTCCGGGAACTTCTGTAAATTCAAACTCCGGAGGATTATCGTCTGTAGTTTCTACGGTCCATTCACCATATCGAAACCCATTCACTACAGTAACTTTACCGTCACCATTTCGCTGATGATATGTTTCAACTTCTTGACAAGATTTTTTATAATATGTACTAACGGTCCATTGTGCCATTTTATTCTTCCTTATATTTTGCTTGAAATGGTTCTGCATAAGATTGTATATTGTCTGCAATCTTTTTCATATCCCATGCATTACAGAATTTTAGCATACGAATACCCACTTGATCTACTGCTTTAGGTACTGCGTTAGCTGTAATTGTTTCTTTAATTTTAATTTTAATATCATCTGGTTGTGCTGTAAGATCACATAACTGTACATTACGTTGATAATCTTCTAAGACACGATGTTCTTGTCCATTATGGTCGGTCCACCTCTGAAGCATGAGATTGTTCCACGCATATCCGCGGCTCTTACGATCTTCGAACGCTTCAGTAAGACCAACTTTGTTTTTAGAACCTTTAGTACGCACACCTGGATACGCCGAGAAGACATTATCACTGGTATCACCACGCATACATTTCTCGAACAGCATCCACTCTGGATCTTGTGCTGGCTTTGGCTCGCCTGTTTTCTTGTCTTTAACGGGTTTACCTTTTGCATCAAAGATTCCTTCATGTGTAATATGTAAATCACCTACGCCATTATATTGGCTAACTGTAGGACTTACTAGCTGTGCAAAATCTCCGTCCGTGCTGATGATCACATGTTTAGCATCTGGATGTGCCTGTATCCAGCCGGCGATCAAATCATCTGCTTCAAGATTAGGATGTTGCATTACAGTGGCATTGGTTTTTTCTGTAATGAAATTTTTAAACTCGTCAAATGCCTCCCAGAACAATTTGTCTTCATCTTGTTCTTTTTGTGTCATTGCCGCACGAGTTTCTTGTCTATTAGCTTTGTAAGGCTTATAATAATCCTTACGCCACGACCGACCTTCGAGGCAGAAGACTACGTGAGTGCCACCAAAGTCGTTCCATGCTTTCTTAATACTGTTAAGTGTAATATGAAAGGCCATGCCCAACTTAATGTCAGCAGAGCCTTGTACTACATGCCTGGCACGAAAGAATGTATTAGCTGTATCGACTATGATATATGTCATTCAACTATGGCTTTACCGCCACCCAATCTACTTACGTTAATAAATCCAGCACTTGATCTGTTAGGATCTTGTCCTGACTCTGCTAGCATGTTTGCGGCTAAATCTCTAAACCAACGATCTACAATCTCTTCGTCAGGATCGCCTTCAAAACCATAACCAGCTTGTTTCAATTGTACTACAAATAGGTCATTCCAGTCAAGCTCAAAAAAGCCATTGCGTACATTTTCTTTGTTAATATGAGTATTTAAAACCGCTACCCATGGTTCGCCTCGAGCAGTTGCACGAGCTTTTGGATCCATTTTGGCTTGTTCTTCTGCTTGTTGAGCTAGTACAGTTTCAGCAACTGCCTTATCTCTAACAATTTGAAGAGCGTCTTTTTCAGCTTGTAGTCTATCGATACCAAACCAACGTTTAATCAAATTTTTCATTTTTCTTCTCCATACAGTTACATTCTCTGCCTTGTTTACAATTACCTGTACAAGCACTTGCAGGAAATTTAATCCAACGCAATAACAACACTAATAGTATTGCCCAGCCGATTATAAAACAAAGCATAAAGAACATATTAGGTACCCCACTCGTTTTTAAATAATGGTACTTGTAGTCTATCGCTATAGCGCCAGCCTCGTTTCATTGCTGCAATGGCCACGGACTTAGCATTGAGATTGTACACAGACTCAACACCACCAACAGGCATAAGGTATATGTGACCTGTAAAGCCCGCTTTTCTAAATTCGTCAACTGCTTGTTCTGCATCTTTAATATCCTGTTCTGTTGCTACTACTAATTTCAAATATACTGTACCGACTTCTTCGTATGTACATACAATTTCTGGCTTAATTGCATCTTCCCACTTTTCACCACTTGCTGGCAATTTAGCACTTACACTAAATGTAATTTCACGACCTACTTTGTTCCAGTTATGTAAGTATTCTCTAAACTCAGGAGTTAATTGTTGAGTGCCATTTGTTTCAAATGTAATCTCTGTTAATCCTTCCATCTTGGGATGATCCAGCAAGTCTGGATAAGCTCGTTGCCAACCCAACAATGGTTCACCACCTGTAACTACCAAATGCTCGTCTTGCCATTCTCCGTGTGGAATAATTTCCATAATACGATCTGCGATAGCATCGCTTGTAAGCATTGGACTTAGATCCTTAAAGTCAGGATGCCAACTGGCATAGCTATCGCAACCTGTTGACACTAGTGGCAAATCTTCATACGTGTTGTATAAATGTACTACACTAGCAATATCTTCTGCTTCCGTACTTAATTCTCCACGTGGCATGCCAAAACCAGCACATTTAAAATTACAACCAAATGTGCGCAGGAACACACTAGGAACGCCCATATAGCGTCCTTCGCCTTGTACACTATAAAATAATTCTGCTATCTTAATCTTGCTCATTTACTTTTACCCACGGTTTATTATTTCCTGCCCAATCTTGTATGTCACTACTCCAAATCATTAGTTTATTATAAACAGGATATAACCATGCCCAGTCAAACCAATGCATCGGAAAACTAATCCAATGTCCTAAGTAGTATAACATTTCACTTAGTATCCTTGCAAATACTTTTTTAATCATTTGTTATCTTCTTCAAACCACTCATCGACCATTTGTTCTGCTTCTTGCTGTGTAAGTGCTGGTACGAAAATACGAACAGGGCCGCCTGCGGTATGTTGTACATTAAATTTAACTATACCTGCTGGCAAATCACGCATATCTCGTTCAACTACAAACTCTTTTAAATTTTTAGCACGATTAATCAATTGATCTGTTAGGTCTTTAGCTGTGGTCATTTTGAAGCGTACTCTTGTTGCATTTTAATATTGTCAAAGAATTCTTTCTTTGTACCCATGTCGTCTTTAAATGCTCCACGCAATACTGTAGTCTGCGTCAACGAACTTTTCGCCATAATGCCTCGATTCTCACAGCAACCGTGTATCATTTGAATATACACACCTAAGTCCTGTGCCCCTGTAGCTTTTTGGATTTCCCTAGCAATGTCATTACAAAGTTCCTCCTGGAGAGTACCACGTCTGGCACACCATTGGGCAATGCGTGTGTACTTGCTAAGTCCAATGAGCTTTTGGGCAGCAATAATGCCAATATAAGCAACACCAGATACGGGTTGGTGATGATGGCTACACATACTGCGAAGCTCGCTACGTACAACAAGCATACCTTCATAACGGTCCGCCGAATCATTTGGAAATGCTGTTGCGTCTGGTGCCGGGTCATATCTTCCACTCATTATTTCATTAAAGTACATTTTAGCAAGACGCTTCGCAGTACCATGCGAGTTTGGATCTGTTTCTCTATCAATTAAGAGAGTGTCTAACACTTTTTCAAAAGCTAGTGTAGCTTCTTTGATTAGAATTGCTTTGTTTTCTTCGCTAACGTATTCGCTGATATTATCTCCAGCCCAAAAACGTTTGTTATCACGTTTCATTTTAAAACGTAGCACATCTGCTAGATTAGCTTCTTTATAATTCTTATCATCGTCACTTTGCTGTTCTGCGCCAGCAAGAACATTTTGTAAATCTTCTGTTGTAAACGTGGTCATTATTACTCCTATGTTTATATTATATAGGTTTATTTAGGTTTTTGCAATATATTTTCTGCTCGAAGTTTTCGACAACCTTCTTTAACAGCAATGGGATAATCTGGACTTATTTCAGCAATTGAACAATCATATCTGACAGTCAAGTGCGGATTTTCTATATTCCACCAAATTACAAATACAAATGCCCCGATGGAAATTAATAGTGCTAGAACGAAATCTAAATTTTGTCTGAAACTAGAATTTTGCATAGATGATAGTCCTTTTTTGATTTAAAACGAAACAACATACAATCATGATATGGATGGCTAGTATAACGTTCTCCAGGCAATCCAAACACTTCCATTATATCAGCACATACGGCATTCCACCATTTATTTGTATCTTGACTTAGTTTCCAGTCTATACGAATTTCGTAAACAGAATTAACGATTTCCATGTCTTTCTGCTTGTTCAAGTATGCGAAGCTCATCTTCTAAATATTCTTTATAGCTAGCCAGTGTTGAGACAGCCTGAATATTTCCGCCCTGTTCTGCAAGATTTTGTAAATCTTGTTCAACTTTGACAATCTTTTCTTTAAGATCTTTAGTACTTAACGTCATTTTTTAAACCTTGTAGCAATGCTACCGCCAAATAAACAATTGAATGCTAACCAAGTTTGCCAAGTAAACGGAATGTTTAATACTGGAAACAACGTATTCAAACTCCATATACCTACGATAGGTCCAAATATAACGGCAATTACAATGAATATAATGCCTACTACCAGTTTTAATAATGCAGATGTCATAACCAAAAATCCTCCCACGGATATACTAACCAGCAGTCTTCTTCTGCCTTGTTTACTGTCCAAACATAATAATCTGGATCTTTAAATTGACTGCTAAAATTGTGTGTTAATACTGCAAAGCGAACAGAATCTCCCCAGACAGAATTCCATTTCAAATCGTTAGGAAATGCACTAGACTGCCAATCTTTTTTAATCCAATTTACAGTTGAGCCTTGGTCGTTAATATCGTCAACAATAAGAATCCGTTTGCCTTCAAAGGCATCTTCTGCCATGCTGCAATTACTGACACAATCACCGCCATCACGGAGACTAATATCTAGACTGTTCATTTTAATGCCAGTATATTGACTAAGCAGATTAGCAGGAACAAGCCCGCCTCTAGTAATACCTACAATATAGTCTGGTCGCCAGTTATGATTATTCATTTGCCTGGCAATTTCTAATACTGCACCTTCTACTTGTTTCCAAGTGTAATAAACTTTCTTCATGCAGTTAAACCATAAGCTAGTGATTGCATTTCTTCTTTAGTCATGAAAAAATTGTAAGTATTAATGTTTAGTAATTTACCATCTTTAAATGATTGTTGAACCATGTCAATGCTAAACAGCCCTTTGGGACTAAGTACTTCGTGTTTTTTTAAAACAAGTCGAAATCCTTCGTCTTCTTTAATAACCATTTCTTTATAAGTATCTCTAACCGATTCATGTAGTTCCATTATTATCTCCTTTTATTGCTTCGAATGTTCTATACTTGCCCAAAGCATTTATGTACTGATCGTACAGTTCTTTGAGCTTAGGATGTTTAGTTTCTAGTTTAACATCTCTTTCAGGAATATTCAAGACTTTTTCGATTGTGTTTAGCCGTTCTTCTAAGTCTCTACCATTAATAACTAAATTACCTTTTACATCTAATGTAGGCGGATTGGTTTGATTAATCTTTAAGACTTCATTCGGATAGCCAGCGGTAGTATTAGTAACCCAATTAGTTCCGTTAGTTCCTGTAGTTAAAAATTGTCCGTTATTTCCTGTTCCGTATGGAACAGTACTAGTATTAGTTGTTGGATAGTATGCCATTTTTTCTGTCTGTCAAATATTGTTCGTAGTGTATCCATTTGTTCTTAACAAGAAAACCCCACTCTCTTTTTTTAGGTCCTACAAAGAATAACGTCCACGCTGTTACACCGGGTTCTAATTCAACACGATGATAGTTTGTAGACTTACCGAATCTAAAACTACCTGGACCACGCCATACTCGATATTCGGTAAATTTATTACCTAATGAATCAAATACTGGAATCCATTCCCAATAACCGCCCTTCAGGATAATAGTAAAATAATTCCAAGGATGATCGTGTACATCGTCTGGATCTGACTTTAAGAATTTGTGTAAAAATACATTATATGGAAATGTTACACGTTCTTTGAAGAAAATATAGTAACGTTCAAGATATGGTTCGTTTTCCGTACGATCCATAATAATACGTTTACGGTCGTGTAGTTCCAGCCAGTTAAGGACGTGGTCTTTGATCTTCTGGAGTATCATAGTGGTCTTTCACAAGTTTATAAGTTGTTTTAAACTTTTCAAATGCTATTTGTAATCCTGGATATTCTTTACACATTTTTTGTACTCGATTCCAATCCGGAAATTGATTAACCCAATCTTCGGGAGTGTTGAATGTGAACGTAGAATAATCTGTTCCGTTTAAGCCAGATCCTGCTGTAATTGTATTAAGCTGACTAGTAGTTAACGGTGAAATAGTACTATAACTGCTACCCACACTACCTGTGTTTATAGTTACAGTACCTCCGGAATAGCCTGAATATCCTGTATTAGGATTGTATCCTGTTATTCCAGAAGTACTTGGGTATGCCGTTAGCGTTATGGTATCGAGTGAAGAAATTTGAATAGTATCACTTGATGTTATCGAGTAATCCGACGGCACTGAAGAATTGGTCATGTAGATCCTTTGCTTGTTTTTGGACCATATGAATCCTTGTTGTGTAATTATCCATATGTTCCATTATTTTACGACATAAATCTGCTCTGTAAACTGTATAGGCATCAAAACTTTCAGTCCACTTACTAGGGTATTTAAATCCATCGTAATACATTTCTGTATAACTTAGTCGATCCGGGACCATAGGAATAGCATCAACTACCGCACCTTCATAGCAACTAATACCTAATGTTTCTTGTAAGTTGGCACTAAACACCATCTTTGCTTGGCTTAACAAGGTATGATATTCATCTTTTGTTAGCTGTTGGTCCTGACACACTACAAATTCATACTGCGGTAAGTGTATAGCAAGATCTCGAAAAATTTCAACTTGTTTCTCAGGCGCGATTCGATGCGGGAAAAGAATTAAATCACGTTTAATCATTCCTGTATATGGTTGCAATGTGTCTTGCATATACTCCATAGGCCAACCTGTTTGTTGCATCTTAGGAAATTTACTGTTTAATACTTCGATTAAATCTTCTTCATACCAAGGATTTTCATTTTGAAATCCTCCGTTGAGTAATTCTCTAAAGAATAGCTCCATATGAAATTTGGTAGCAAAGTAATTATGATCAAAAGCATGATAGAAACTTTGCTCGGCATGGCGCACCCAAGGTTTAGCTCCAACAAGACGCCCTAAGAAGTCTTGAGGATCATAACTGCCAGCATGCCATAAGCCATGTGTGACCACTGGAATACCCAGTAGTTCGCTCATATACTTTAAGTTTATGATACCAGGATGCCAAGCATCAGTAAAAATAAAATGATCACCTGGCTGAACTGATCCGGAGCAAAATAAACGCCCCATTTGTTCCACTTGACTAGACTTATAGATATTGGTACCACCAAAATTAAGGAAAGCACCAGGAGTAGTGGCTGAAGGAATATCCGTAGGGCCAGAAATAATTTGAACATTGTGTCCTGCCTTTCGTAATAGACTAGGTACATGGGACTTCCACTGCCCCGTGTACCTAGTTTCTACTGCTTCGAGATCAATTAGAAATACGTTCATTATTGTATCTCGGATTTTTACCTAAGTAAGGTTTACGTTCGCCTGTATAAGGTTTCTTAGGACGACGAGTTTTATCAAAGTTACGCCACTGCCAACTTTCCCTATTATACAAATGTGCTTCGTCGAAC